AGGAATGGCGAGCCGCCCCCGAGAACGCCGCTGAAATCTTCATTGTAGCCGCCGGCCGCCCAGTACGCCTCTGGCGTGCAAAGGTAGCTGTCGATATGCGGGTGAATCTCCGCGAAAGTCGCGTGAGGGTTGACTTTGTCTTTCTTACGCGTTTCGTCAGCAGCGCCGACGCGGAACCGTCGGAAACGATACCAGCGAGCGTGGTTGAAATGGTGGATCATCGCGACGATAGACGCAGCGCTCTCCGGCGGCAGTACGTGATCCGTATCTAAGTGAAGCACCCACGGCGTAGTCGCCATCTTCGTGCCGAGATTGCGGGCCATGCCGCGGTTCCAGGGCACGTCCTTGTCGATGCGGTATAGCGAGCAATGAAAGGGTCTTACCATGCTAAACACGTCAGCCGCTGGCTCGGGACTGCAATCGTCTACTATGGTGAAGTGAATCGCACTGCGAACTTCAGCACTGTAATCGTTGATCCACGTTGCGAGCTGCTTCGAAAGCATCTTCGGCTGCCGGTAGTACGGCACCACCATCGTAATGAGCGGACTCACTGCGAATCCTTGTTCACTTCGAGCACGGCGTCGAGTAGTTTGGGCGTGAGCCCTATGCTGCGGCAGTACGCGGCGAGCGCGGCAGTGTCTTTCGGCAAGCATTTGCCCGAAAAACCGGGCGCCTGCTTGAATGCTGCCGTGTGCATCGGCCCCACGCGCGGATCGTCGAGCCAACCCTCGCGTACGGTATGGTAGTTAGCCCCCGAGGCTTCGCAGATCCGACGAAGCTCATTGGCGAACGTGACCTTGAGCGAGAAAAAGCTGTTTTCAGCGTACTTGACGAGCTCCGCTTCGCGGCTCGACATGAACCGAAAGCGCGTGGCGGGGCCGAGAACGGGCATCATGATATCGGCGACGGCCGAGCAGTCCTGCTTCGTGCCGCCCAGGATGACAAAGCCGTGGCCGACGGGGTCGGTCGGACTCGGAAACTGCGCCGGCGTCCAGTATTTCGATTCACCCATGTACTCGGGCGAGAAAACGACGCGCTTGCCGGTCCACATCTGAAGTTTCGCGCAGGTCCCCGGCGTGACCGTAGACTTCACCAGGATGAGTTCGGCGTTGAGCTTGAGAACAACCTGCTCGACGATCGAAGTGTCGCACGCGCCGTCATCGCTCATCGGCGACGGTACACAAACTATCGCGAGATCGAATCGCACGTCCTCGATGTACGGATAGCCGCGCGCTGGGTCGATGAACCGCGCGCTGGGAAACATTTTCGACATGCCCGTACCGACGTATCCGGCGCCAACGATCACTACCTTCATCGGACCAGCTCCTGCAGTTGTTCGATCGCCATGCTCTTGTGCCGGCACTTCGCCGCCATCAGAAGGTCGCTGAAGTCTTCCCAGCGCAGAATGTGCCGGCCGCTCTCCTCGCGCAGTGCGAACACGCGCGGGATCGGCGTCTTGACCTGCTCGCCGCCGTAGGACAGCTCTTCGGTGAGCTTCTCGCCTGGGCGCAACCCTGTCTCAACGATTTTTGAGCTGTATTCCACGAAAGGGTTCGGCCGAAGCAGCTCGCATGCCATCTCGTACAGACTGCGCGGCTCGCCCATGTCGAGCACGTACAGCCCGCCTCGCGGGAGCGAGGCCGCGCCCAGCGTGAGTTCAACCGCATCGGGGATCGACATGAAGTAACGCGTGCAACGTTTGTCGGTGAGCGTGATCGGCTTGCCTTGACGGATCTGCTCGCGCCATAGCGGCAGCACCGAGCCCGACGAGTCGAGCACATTGCCGAAGCGAACGGTCGTGAACTTCGTGCTCGAGCGAGTCGACAGAAACTGCACGAAAAGCTCGCACGCGCGCTTGGTCATCCCCATGATCGACGCGGGCTTCACGGCCTTGTCGCTCGAGATCAGGACGAACTGCTTTACGCCGGCGCGGCTCGCTGCGTGCGCAAGCTCGATGGTCCCGCCGACGTTATTCTGGATAGCTTCGATTGGGTTCTGCTCGCAGAGCGGCACGTGCTTGTGCGCGGCGGCGTGAATCACGATGTCGACGCCTTCGCAGGCCGCGGCCATCGCCTTGCCGTCGGTGCATGACGCAAGGACGACTTCCAGCTGACCGCAGAGCCTCTCTTCCGGCCATGTATACGTGCGATCGACGATGCTCCGTCGGACATCGTATAGCGGTTTCTCGCTATGGCCGAGCAGGATGAGTTTCTTGAGGCCGGCGATGGCTAGCCTTCTCGCAATTTCAGAGCCGATGGATCCGCCGGCGCCGGTGACGAGCACGACTTTGCCCGCGAAGTGACTTGATGGGTGGGTCATGTTTCAAACCTACGTGAAAGTGTGAATTGCGTCAACGCCATTTTATCTTCGGCTTTTCGTTTTCCTGGTGCTCGAGCCACTCGACCGAAAATGGCACCAATTCCGTACGTGCCTGCTTCGTGGGATCGTAGACCATCGGGAACTGGTCGAGCGCCCGGCCGAATAGGCCCATGACGTCCGCCGCGTCATCGTAGCGCCCCGCGGGCAGCGCGCAGAGCTGTTGCACGATACGCCGGCTATTCGCGTTGTTGCGCATGTGGATAGTGCCGTGGTTCCACTCCCCGCTCCCATCGAGCTTTTCGCCGCCCGAGGCCGCTCGGCCCTGAATACTCGCGCACTTGGCGACCTTGTCGGCCATCGACGGGATCGCGCGGATGTCGACATACACCGGCCGAAGCTCGCGCTGCCGATCGCGCATGATCATGTTGAACAGCGGGCGCATGGATTTGTCAATAACGCCGCCTTCGTTGAACCACATCGGCGTCTTCCACTTTGCCGCCATGTCGAGCACGACGTTCGCGCCGCGGCCGGCGTCGACCTGCTCGCTGAACCAATCGCGCTCCCAGAGTTCGCCTCGAGAGTCAATCCCCATGACGCCAGCTTCGGTGAAATCGTTGCCGCCCGCAGTGACGGCGTGGTCGCTCGCGCCAACGTAAGCGAGATATGGCGGCTCTTCGCCTTCTTCGTAGAAGTGGAACATCGTCTCGTGGAATCGGCCCGAGCCCTGCGGCGTCGGGCGCTGCTGATACAAGCTCGACCAAGTGCGCGCCGACTCCGAGCCCTTCGCCTTCTCGAACATCGCCCAGTGCTCGGGCGGGTAGAACTCAGGCCAGATGTATTCGCCGATCCGCCGGCCGAGCGGGTCGTCCTTGCGCTCGCACTTCGCCGGGATGTTGAGCACATCCCAATCTAGCCCGTCCTTACAGCGGATGATGCCCGATCGACCGTCGTAGTCTTCCGGCAGGATGCGCCCGGCGATGTCGTCCTCGTGCCAGCGCGTCAGGATGATGATGCCCCAGGCTCCCGGCAGCGAGCGCGTGAGGAGATCGTCCTTGTACGCGTTGTAGCAGTCCTGACGCTGAGTTTCCGAGTCTGCTTCCTTGCGCCCGGAAAGCGGGTCATCGACGATCCAGCCGTTCGCACGGTTGCCGGTCAAACCGCCGGTCAAGCCCATCGCGAGCATGTTCGACTCCATCGAGCCGTCGTCGAACTTGAGTGTCCAGTCCTTCTTGGCGTTCTTATCGATCCGCGGATTGCCGGGCCAAATCTGCCGGTACGCCTCTTGCTCGGCGATGAACTGCGCGCGGCCCGACTGCCGCTCGGCGAGATCGCCCTGGTAGCCGGTCATCAGGATTCGGCTGCCGGGGAACTTGCCCATGTACCAAGTCGTGCCGACGCAGTCGGTGCAGATGGACTTGGCCGAGCCTGGCGGCAGCATTAGGAGCGCGCGGCCCATCGGCTTCAGCATCGTGCGCTGGATACACGCGTAGATCACCGCGTGATGCTTCGCCATGAAGTTCTCAGCCGGGCCGAGCAAGTCCTCGTCCGGGCACATAGGCAGCGCCGAGACAGTGGGGATCTGAATGTTCAGGGCGAAGGAATGCAGTGACTCCTGGCAGCGTTTGCGCCGGAGGAGCTCCCGCGCTACGTCAGCTTTGCGAAGCATCGAATCTCGTGGGTGTCAAGAAGCCAGCCACGAGAGTAATGCGCGCCACAGATGGCGTCCAGTCCAGAGCGTCAAGCCCAGGGAAACGTAGAAGAGATGCTTGCCGCGGATCACTGGACGCTGACGACAGCCGAGTCGTCGGTCAGCGCCCGCTGCAGGTCAGCGAGCGACATCGACTTCGCCGACTCGGCGTTCGCGCTGACGTCGATCTCCACCGACTTCAGCTTCGGCAGCGAGAATTCGGCGAGCTCCATCACCTTCTCAAGATACACCTTCGGGTTCTCGTCATGCAGTGCCTTCAGCGCCGACTGAATCTGGGGAAGCTCGAGCGCCAAGAGGTTCGCGAACTGGTGGCGCATGCGCGCCTTGCTGACGTTGTTGATGCGGCCCAGGGTCAGCGCGCCCGGCGCGTCGGGCTGCTTGAGAGAGGCTTCGATGTGATCCTCGCGCGGCAGCTGGCCGAACTCGTTCAGGTCCGTGATGCCGGTGAGATCGCTCAGTTTCGTCATGCGCCGAATCTAGCTCCCGCGGGAACTACGTGCAAGCCGAGTTATCGGTGTCGCCGATACGCGCAGGTTATCGGTCAAAGCGATGACCCGTATAAGCGTGTACTTATACGGCTAAGTGTTTGAAAAATTTAAAATTTCAGAAAAATTGTACGCGCGTTCCAGATTACCACCCCGGCGTGAGACTCCTTGGATGGGACCCATCGAGTGGTGGGAGGGGGTGGGTACGCGCACCCGCTGCTGCGCTGCAGCACGGGCTCGAGCGGGCATGCGTCACGCTACTACGCATAATCCTTAGTATGTTAACTCATAACCCGTTGATTCGTAAGGGGTTATCGCTTTGGCGCAGGTAATCGGGCTCGATTATGTGCAATAGGGCGAATACGCAACACTACTGGCAGCTGTCGCGCGGGCCTGCGTATAAGCTTTTACTAGACCGAAGCACGCCTATACGGGTGAATTCGGGCAGGCGAACCGCGTTCGGCGCTACAGGTGATGAAAATCTTAAACGCCTGTAGAGTATTCTAAACACGTATAAGTTAGTCGAGCCTTGCTGTCGCGCCACTGTCTAGCCCTTCTTAAAAGCGTAACCCCGTGATTCTTCTGGGCCTTCTTATTCTCTTCTACTCTTCTTTTAACTTACTAAATAGAATAAAGGAGATAGAGAGAAGTAGAGACAGCGCCCTGTGTATGGGCCCGGCGAACCCGCGCCAGCGCCGCCACAGCCACGGGCCGCAGCACCCCGTTAGCGATGTTCTAAGGTATACGATACGTGCTTAAAAGCCGTTGACGCTAAAACGCGCCCATGATCCAATGCGGCCATGAAATACAAACTCCCACCCGACAGCGAATGTATTGACCTACTCACGGACGCGGAATACGACGCGTGCCGCAATGACAGAGAGGCGCTCGCCAAAGGCCGCAGGAAAGCGCGCGAACGAGCTCTAGTCAACGGCCCCACCAATCGCCTGCGCGACCTTGCACACGGCTCCGTCGGCGACAGCGTGCTGTTCACGGAGTACACGCGAACCCCGCAGGTAGGCGCGATGCTGAACGCCGTTAGCCTGTCCGACGGCGTGCGCTTCGCATCGAAGCTAGAGCGTTCGCTCATTGACGGGTCAGTCGTTGGCGTGCGTGTCACGCTGACCGAATTCACGCGATAGCTCCCGCCCGGAACTGACAATTTTTGTCACTTTCTGCCAATCGACATGACGCTGTAGGGCCAACTTGGACTCACGCACTGCACCAATCAAGAAAACAGAGGCCCGCTGACGCTGGCACGATACCTGCAAGAATCCGCTTACCTTCTAACCATCGAACACGAGAGAACGCAAATGGCCCTCAGTACCAAAACCCCGATTCTTGACGTCGTCCGCTCCATGATGCAGGACGATGACGCAATCGACTATCGCGCCATGATGGCCCGCGAAGTCTTTAAGGAACGCGCGTGGCGCATGGGCGGCGTTTCAGTGACGCCTGCGGAGTTGGCGCGACTTGATCTGCAGCAGAGCAACGTCCGCGAAACTCTTGAGCGCACCAATGGCGAGCCGCTGTAATGCATACCGTCCTTCTCACCCTCTTAGCCCTCTACCTCATCAACGAGCTATCCAAATGAGCTACTTCGAACACAACGACCGCAAGGGCCGCAACGCGCGCCTGCGCGTGATCCTGAACCGCGAAGAACGCAAGCGCCGTATCCGGGCTGCGGAAGATTTCTCAATCACGCTCTACATGCCGAAGCATGAGCTTCGCTCGCGGCTCTCGGAAGCGCGGGTTTACAACTTGGGAGTGCGCTGACATGAAATTCCCCGAAATGTATGCAGCAGCATGCGACAACGTGCGCGGCATGGAGCCGCGAGTGCGTGAGTACATGCCTGCCGTTCGCACATCCGACGGCCGCGAGTGCGCCGTTATCACGCGCAACGCCATCGCGGAGGGCGGCGAAACTGCTACTGCACACGAGCTAGCTAGACTGTTCGCCGCCGCGCCCGCGATGCTGGCAGCCCTGCGCACCTTGCTTGTCCACGAGCACGCCGTCGCCTATGCGTTGGAGCTACGCCCCGAAACGCGTGCTAGCTGGCTAGAGGCGTGCACGAGTGCTCGCACTGCTATCGACGCTGCGGAGGGCCGCTAAAATGTCATTTATGCAGCTGTTCATCTACAACAAGGGGGCGCTCTACAGCGCCGATTGCCGCAAATGCGGATGCACCAATTACACTCACGAGTGGATCACGGACGACCACAACGAGCGGCGCGACGCGATGCAGTCAGAGCATGGCGTGCGTTGCGACGAGTGCGGACTTGGAACAACGGACCCGGATACATTCATGAATCTAGGGCGCCAGTATGCGGGCCGATACAGCGCGCCCGGCTACACGGATTGCACGTCTTGGCAATTCGACACCAACAAGCGCCGTCTAGCTAAGACGTTGCGCGGCATGTACGGAGAATGACACATGGATACCATCGAACTGAAAGGGCTAACCTTCCGCGTCGAGATTAAGCACGACGACAGCCTAGGCTGTCCTTGGGACGAGCACGATGGACACGGACCAGTGCGCAATATCAGCGCCGACGATCCAAAAGCCCCCGGCGAGCGCGTCATGTACAAGGCGCGGCACCGGCAGTGGTTGTACGATCACGCAGAGGCAATGCGCATTGCCAAGCGCGATGTCTGGGGCATGTCCGATGAGGATCGCGCTGCGTTCAAAAAGAACACTGGCCGCGAACCGACACCGGGCGAGATTGCTTTAGCCGCCGTACAGCGCGACTTCGATCACTTGCGCGGCTTCGCGTCGGGCGAATGGGGGTGGTGTGGAGTCGTCGTCACGTTGTTGGACGTGGACGGCAACGCGACCGATGAGACCGAATCGCTCTGGGGCATCGAGTCGAATTCGTACGACTACCACAAAGAGGTGGCGCGCGAGCTCGCCGGAGATATTGCGCGGCGAGTCGGTCGCAAGAAATACATCACGAAACGAATCAAGGTGAGGACATGAACATGGACCCCAAAGCATGCCTTGCAATGTGCGACCAGTCGATAAGCGACTGTGAACTACAAACCGCGCGGGAGTTACTGCGCGAGTACCACGAATGGCGCGGCCGCGGCGGATTCGAGCCGCTAGAAGTAGCAGGCACCATGATGCGCGGTGACGTATTCGCCGGTCATTGCGCGCGACGTATTGCGGACCTAACCGCGCAGCAGGAGAATGAACATGGAACCCCGTAAACTAGCGATCCTAGACGCGCTGTCTGCGTTCATGAACCAGCGCCCCGGCCTTGAGCCCGGCAATTACATTTCGCACGGCATGGATGACGCGGGCCGCAAGGCATATCGCGCGGAAGTGCGCGCTATCACGAAAGACCTACACCACGCCCGGACGCTACTCATGGCGGTGTCGCGCTCCGATTCGATCACGGCGGACGATCTAATCAAGGCCGCGCCGCGCGCGTTCAGCGGACGGCTTACGATCAAACTAGGGTGCATTGTCGGACAGCAATTCGTTCAAATGGAAAGCACCGAACGGCAGCTAGAAGCGCGTGTTTCCTATTGCACTGGTCAATATTTCCCTGTCGAGTACCGCAAGGCAGTCTGTGCCGTCCTGGCGTCGGCGTTGTGGGAGCACGTGCGCGAGCACTGCACGCCCACTGTCGGCGCCTATCGCGTTGAATCGTGGAGCCAGTTAGGCAAGGGCCGCACTCGCCATACAGAACACGCATCCCGCGAGCCGGCCGAAAAGCAGTTGCAAGAGTTAGGCGGTAGCGATTACGGTAGCGTTTGCGAGCTCTACGCTCAGTATGGCGCGTACAATCGCATCACGTGGGCGTCGGCCGGCGACTGGCTTCGTGCGCACTTCCGTAAAGAGTTTGGGCGCGGCATCGCGTCACGGTGGTTTTCATGAACAAACTCAAGTGGCGCATTCGCATGGCGATATGGGCGTTCCGTAATCCCTACGTATTGACGTTCCTGCACTTCGACATGCTGCGCGAAGGTAAGACGCGCCTGTCTGGCGGGCAGCAGTCGCGGAGTGCGTGGTGCGCGCAGACTTGGGCCGACAGGCTAACCAGCGCACGTATGCCAATGGCGCGGGAAAACGTCAAGGTGCTCTCATGACAGTCGCCGAACTAATGGACCTACTGCGTACGCTCCCGCCCGATCTGCCGGTAGGTTTCGTCAATCGGTGCGCGGACGATGGTAACTCCTTCGTGCCTATCGACTGCGCGACGAAGAACGGCCGCGGCAATTGGATGCACGCCCCTACTAACATGCCCAAAAAGTGCGTGGTGCTCGAATGAAACGCATCACCAAACTCGAATGGATGCTGTCGGGCGGTCTATCTAATCCGCGCCTCTTTCGGCGCATGGGCGCCAGCGGTGCGTGGCAGTACTATCGGGAGTGCATATGAAAAGGCCGCCGTTACTAACTGACATGCTGAACGCCACCGAGGCAGCTGTGCGCTTCTATGACCGTATGCGCACGTACGACCACGACAGGCACACGGAGCAAGCCGCGCGCATACAGGCAGAGCTCTACCTGCGCCGGAAGGTCGAAGGGCTAGATGCGAACACGGCAGCCGAATTGCTCGCCGATGCGCTCGCCCGGCGCGCAGAGCTTCGCGCGGACAACGAGTACACGGTATGACGCCTAACAGATGGTGGGCGCTTGCCGTGCTCATGCTCGCGGCCTTGGGCGCACAGCTAGGCTTTGTGCTCTGGTTCCTGGTAGCTGCGCCAATAGGGTAGGATGGGACCAGCCGGACACGAATTAGTTAGCCAACTAGACTTGGAGAAACGACATGCTCACATTGGAGAATGCGCGCGAGCGCCCAGACTACTCGCGAGCGGGCGATTTGTATCTCGCAGCTCAGCGCTACGAAGCGGAGCGCAATAGCGCTCGTCATTGGAATCAATACCTGATCGGCGCGAGCGTGTTCTTATTGCTCGCGTTGCTGTACGTCGCCATGCATTCACCGCCCCCGACTGCCGCCGGCGAGTGTCGCGCGGCCGATGTGATGCAGCTCGACCCGACGACGGTGCGGGCGCGCGGGACAGAGGTTACAGAGCTATGAAACACCTTCGCATGTCGATGGCTCTAGCCGTCGCTTTGGGCGCCGTCCTGACGCCTCGCGATATTTACGCGGAGCCCGCGCGCCCGCGAGATTTCGGCCCCGGTGAATTGGCATCGCGTAAAGTGCGCAAACGTGCGAAGGCTCTGGCCCGCGCTCGCATCAAGGCCGGCATTCCAGGGTCCAAACTTGCGCGAAAGGCTGCCGGCGGGAAACTATGAGCGTCCGCTACACCGACGCCGAGAAGATGCACGCGCTACGCGAGCTCGAAACGGCGCACTTTGAGCACGGGCTTGCACGTGCAGGGCCGCGGGCGGAAGAGGCGTTGCGCCGAGCGCTCGATGCATCCAATCGAATGCGTGAAATCCTGGGGCTCGCGCCCGTGAAGATACCGCATGCGAACAACTGAAACCTGCGGCTGCAAGCACGATGGTAGGCACTGGCTCGCATTATGTGCAGCGCATCAGGCCGAATTCGATGAGCGCCACTTAAGGGCTCAGAAAGAAAAAGACGCGGCCGATTTGCTCGGCTGCTACTATCTCGTCAATACACGGGACCAATCGAAACAGGAGTAGTAAGGTGGATCAACAACCAGAAACGAACAACCAGACGGGCGCGAAGCAGGGGCCAACGCATTTGCCGTGGAAGCGACATGGCACGTCGATCTATTTCGCCGACGTCGCTGGCGGCTTTGATGTTCGCAACTGCCCAGACCCGGAGAACCTTGCAGCTTTCATTCATACCGCCTGCAACTCTCACGAATCCCTATCCGCAGAGAACGCAAGGCTGAGAAAGGCGCTGGAGTTGGCCGATATAACCATCGGCTCACTACTTGCGCCGTATTCCCCGGCTGAAATTGCGGAGCAACCGACGCTGAAGCGTTGCAACAAGGATCATGACAAAGTCCGCGCCGCCATCAAGTCGGTGACGCCGTGACCTTCGCCCGTGCCAATTGCGCCTGCGAAGTCAACGGCGACCGCCTGGTGTCGCTCTGCGGCCTGCATGCTGCCCACCTACGTCAGAACGTCGAGGCCGCTCGAGCGCCCAAGGCTGGCGTCGACAAGGAACTCCAGCGACAGCTCGTGGTAGCTATCGCGCCGATTGTAGTTAGCAAAGTCGACCTGTCGAATTGGCGCTGGGACACCGTCGCCGAAGAGATCCACAACCAAGTGCATGAGATCATGCGGAGGATGGATTGATGGACGAGCAGAAAGCCCGCGCCATACTGGGCACGGATGTTCAGCCCGACGGCAGTCTGTATTGCTTGGGCCGATATCTCAATTACGTTCTAGGCGACGAGACTGCCTGCTTGGATGCGGACTTCACGGCGGATGAGCTGGAAGCGATCGCATGGTGGATGCGCAACAAGGCGGGCGTATGACCTGGCTGCTCCGTCTCATCGACCGCATACGCGGCGTCCTGCCGGCCCCCGAGCCGCGCTGCGTCGTCACCAACTGGGGCCTGCGAAGTGGGCGCCCGTGGAGGATCCTGTAATGAAAACGCTGTTTCGGTACGGCAAAGCCGCCATCTTGGAGCTGTGTAATCGCCGCGGCGGCGCGGACAAAGTGAGAAGCATATTGGCCCGCTATGGCGCGAAGAAGCTGTCCGACGTACCTAATTGGTGGTACAGCATGGCCGTTTGCGACTTGGAGCGCGAAGCGTTCGGCAGTTCTAAAACTCAAGAGCGCAATGAGCCCTACGCCGGGAAGACCTTTCACGGCACATATGATATTTCGCGCATACTCAAACCGAAAGAGGAGACTACGATGACACTGGAAGACGCACTGCTCGCTTTTGCTTGGACACATTGGCAGAACGGCCTTGACGATTCCGACACGGGTAAGCTACGCAACAAGGCCACAGCAGTGCTTAAGGCTAACTACCCGGAGCTCGAGCGCAAGGCTAAGCGCTTGCTGCCGGAGCGCGTGCTCGTCTACATGCACACTTACCCTGATCGCGCGCCCGGCATTATCTCAACCTGGAACTGGCTGGTGAGCGAGTACAGCGATGGCTACGAAAGTCGGACGCGCATGGACCGCAGGCAAGCCGAAGAGATCGTGCTGGCTTTCAAGGCTGGCAAAGCGGCTGGCGCCCGCGGCGGCTGATATAACGTAACACGTAGGGGTTACCCTACATGACAATAATCCATTGTCTGACTGCTTATCTTTGAGCGGTAGCGCACAGTTCTCCCACCCCGGCGGCATGTCGTCGCCGGGGATCGAACCCTCAAAACGGAGAACTCTCATGAAACACGAAATGCTGAATGGAATCGTCTTCGCTGCCACCCCGAAAGACATCACGGCCCTCGCTCGCGAGATCATCAATCACACCGACGCGGAGGTCGGCGGACGTGCGACGTACCTGCGCAGCCTCCTGGCAGGGGTGCAGGTCGAGCTCATCGGCAAGCCTGTGCTGCGCGCTCTGCGTGGCAATCACGCCAAGCCCACCGAAGAGGCAGCAATGGCGGCCTTCGAGAAGGTCAATGCGACCTACTACGAGGCGGTGCTCGCTGCGGTCCCCGAGGGGCTCGGTGCGCTCGAGCGCAACGCTAAGACGAGCTTCGCGCGCTCATCGGCATCGACACTACGGCGAGCGATCAAGCTCGGCTGGAACGTCCTGACGCCGATCGGCGAGGCTTCGAAAAGTAACCTTTCTCGATGGGTGAGGGAGCATTCGGCCCCGCGGCCGCTGAGCGCCGCACGCGCCGAGAAGACGGTCATGCGCCTGGTCGGCCGGATATCGGACTTGGTGGCGCAGCTGCCCCAGCCCGAAGGCGAGCGGATACTGAGCATGGGACTTGCCGATCTAGGGGTTGCTGGCCCCGCGCCCGTGCAGCGTCTGCGACCCGTATCGCTGCGACGGCACCCACCCGAGGTACGCGCAGCCCATTGACATAGCTCCCGTCAGGAGCACGAAAAGAGCCCCCGTTTATCGGGGGCTTTCTTTTGCGCAAATATTTCTTGACTCGCGATTGTTAGCTGGCGTAAGGTCGCGGCTCGATGTAGTTGAGCTTTGCAAGGCGCCTTCGGGTGCAAACCGAACCTGAAAGCTGCGCACCAGCGACTACGGCGTAGGGCCGGGGCGCCGTGTAAAGCTCAACACCATATCCACACCCACGGAGATTCCATGTCAGTCGAAGCCGCCATCGCCGATCTCACCGCCGCCGTTCGCGAGAACACCGAATGCCTGAAGGCATCGCTCGCGCAAGTCACACTGAAGCCCGCTGCCGCGAAAGCTAAGCCTGCCGCAGCTCCTGCGCCGGCGCCCGCTCCGGCTCCTGCCGCTGCCGCTGCCGCCCCCGTCGCCACTCCTCCGACTGCCCGCCTTGCGACCGCCGATACGGCCGCTGCCGTGACGCCGGCGCAGATCAAGGCCGCGGGAGACGACTTGTCGATTCTCGCCGAGCTCGACCGCGCGACTGCGGTTGCGGTCTTGGCCGAGTTCGGAGTGCAGAAGATGACGGCTATGCCGCAGTCGAACATTCCGGAGTTCCACAACAAGGTCAAGGCCGCTATTGCGAAGTTGCAGGGGACGCCTGCCACGCCGAGCCTGATCTGATGAACGACTCGCCCCCGGTTTCGGAGACTCCTTCTGCCGTTGTTCCTGCCGCGGCGGAAGGGGCTGTCAAACCGAAGCCGGGGGCTCTGTCCGATCGTCATCACCGATACGCGGAAGAGTTCAAGCAGTGGCTGCTTGGGCTCAACCGACACGACTTCGCCCAAGCGAAGCGAGTGCTCGAGACCATGACGCGTGCGTACTTCAAGCACACGATCAAGGTCCACAGCCCACCCATGCAAGGCGCAACCAATGATGATTCTGGCAAGACGAGTGACGGGATCGCTGATCCGGTTCTACGAGACGGGCCTCCCACAGCGTAGCCCCGTCGCCTGGGAATTCGAACCCTCCCCCTTCTGCTGCCTCGTGCGGCAGAACCTCTCCGGCCCAGGCTTCTGCGCCATCGGGCGCAGCATCGCCGAAGCTCGGCAAACTCTCATCGAAGCGGAGTTGCTCAATGGCTAGCCCCACTGAATACCGCGGCGCCCGCCGCAAGCTCGAAGAGGCAGCGACGGAACTCATCGAGAAGGCGCAGAACTTAGGCGTCGGCGCACCGGCTTGGAAGATGCGCGAACTTCTGACGCAAGCCCGCGAGTACGGCCGCGCATTCAACCGCATCGAAACCATGCGAGGGAAGTCATGAAACGCATCTATCTACTGGCGCTGTGCGCACTCGTCGGTTGTGACGGTCCGGTCGCCACGCTGGATCGCTCGTACGTCAGGTATTACGTGGACGGGAGCACCTTCAAGGAGTTTCAGTTGAGCGACGGCACTCGCTGCGTTGCCTACATCAGCATCGGTGTGACGTGCGAATGGCAGCGTCCGGTTGTGATCGTGCCGAGGCCCGAATGAGCAGGTACCTGTGCGGTTTCTATACGTGCCTGCTGGCATGGGACATCAGCACCCGCTCGACTTGGTGCGCGCTAGTTGACGCCCTCTTTCTGATCGCTTTCGTAGCGATCATCAGAGGCGAAAAATGAGCGGCATTCACGCGGTCCTCTCACCCAGCAAGGGCGCCATGATACTGCGCTGCGCTGCGGCGCTCGCGGCCGGCAAGAACGCGCCGAACCCGCCGAGTGAGTACGCGGCGGAAGGTACGGCGTATCACGAGATCGCGGCGTTCGCCTTGGAGCACGGTACAGAGTGCGCCGAAGAAGTCGGCAAGATGCACGAAGCCGACGGCTTCAAGTTCACGATCGACGAGGAGAACGCTGCCCATGCGCAAAAATACGTTGACGCGATTAGAAAGATCCCTGGAGCTCAATACTATGAAGTTCGACTTGATACGTCGGATGTTGTGGGGGTCTCCGGGCAGGGCGGCACCGGCGATGCGATCACGCTCGACTTCGAGCACGACACCATCCACGTCGATGATCTCAAATTCGGCCGCGGCGAAGTCGTCTTCGCGGAAAATAACGAGCAGCTGATTCAGTACGGAGCTGCGGCACTTCGCAAGTTCGCGCTCTCGCACGACTGGAAGTTCGTGAAGCTCGGGATCCACCAGCCGCGCATCAACCACTACAGCGAGCACACGTACACGGTCGAAGAGATCGACGCGTGGGTGAAAGAGAACAAACCAAGGTTCAAGCGCGCATACTCGCTGTACCAGAACCCGATGGCCGTTACAGCGCACGACTTCACGCCCGGTGACAAACAATGCCGCTGGTGCCCGATCAAAGGCTCGTGCGCCGCGCGGGCTAACAAGATGCTCGACATGTTTCCGGTAGCCGAGCCTTTCCAACAGACCGGAGCGCCGCTGCACGATTTAGTACATCGGCAACCAGCGAAGACTGCACCGACGCTGCTTACCGACGAGGCGCTCGCCGCCGCGCGCGACCGCGTGGACACCATCGAGCAGTGGTGCAGCGACATCAAGGCCGAAGCACATACGCGCGCCGTCATGCTAGGGCGCACGCTGCCTGGCTGGAAGGTCGTCAACGGGCGCGCGGGCAACCGCAAGTGGATTGACCCCGCACTCGCCGAGCGCGTAATGGTGGAAAAGCTGGCTGATGGCGCATTCAAGCCGCGCGAGATCATCAGCCCGACGGAAGCCGAGAAGAAGCTGAAAAAGAAAGAGGACTTGGCGTGGGCTGTGCTCGTCGGCAACATGCACCAGACCGAAGGTGCGAAGTCTCTCGTGCGCGATGACTCGCCTAAGCAGGCCGTCGCGACGGGGCAGGTCGAGTTTCCGGTGCAGGCGCCGGTATGAGCAAAAAAGACCGCATTCCGCTGCCGCTGTGGCTGCTCCTAATGGGCTGCTGGATAGCCGCACTTTGGATAGGCTTCTCGTTTTTCACTGCGAAATAGTTATGACGAACTCCGCCGGCTGCCTTGGCAAGCGCCAGTTCCTGACCTTCACGCAAGCGAAGGGTGCGGCCAAGAATGCCGCGCGGAATAACCGCTCGCCGATGCGCCCGTACGCCTGCCGACACTGTCACAAATTTCACATAGGTAACGTCCCACCCCACGAAGGTCGAATAAAGGAGCTCGCATGACCCTGTCTGAGTTAGAAACCGCGTACCACGATGCCGAAAGGCGCTTGTACAGCGCCAAAGCAGTCCTCGAGCAAGCCAATGCCAATTGCGAAGAAGCTCTCAGCGCACTAGCCGGCGCGAAAGCGCGATTGATAGCGCGCATGAGAGAGCTCGTGGCCTTGACCGCTGAGCAGGCTGTGCGATAGTCTGACAACGTCCCCTCCTAACCACTGACTTAACTCTCAGGAATCTATGAACGCTCAAGCCTCTCCGACCAGCAAGACCATTCTCGTCCCCGACGTGCTCTTTTCGTACCTCTACACGGCGCAACCGAAAGAGAACACCGACCGCGTGACCGGCAAGAAGTCGTACTCGTACGAAGTCGATGGTGTCTTCGATGTCAAGCACCCCGCTTTCGAGCTCATTCGCGCGACGATGCGCGAAGTCGCGAAGAACGCGTGGGGCGAAACCCCCGGCCAGTTCCCATATGGCGCGCAGGATCCGACCACCGGCCAGATGGCAATGGTCACGCTCCCCAACTGGGAAGGCGTGCTCCGCGGCCTGATGCTCGAGAACAAGATCCCGCTCCGTGACGGCAACCGTCGCAACAAGCAGGAAGAGCCGTACACCGGCAATTTCTACTTGGCTGCACGATCGGCCCGTCAGCCCCGCGTGGCCGTCACGCGTGGCGGCGTCAACGTCGAGATCAAGCCCGATGATCCGCAGTACCCGTATTCGGGCTGCCGCGGCAATCTCGTGGTGGAAATCTGGGCGCAGTCGCCGAACGGCAAGCCATCGCCATACGGCAAGCGCATCAACTGCCAGTTGGCCGGGGTTCAGTTCCTGGCGCACGGCAAGCGCTTCGGTGGCGGAGGACGTGTGGCCTCGCTCGATGAGTTCGGTATCTGCCCGGCGGATGCCGATGCGCCGATGCCCGGTGCCGCCCCTGCGGCTGCCGGCGCGCCGTCGCTGATCTAGTCGATGTGATAGCCCTCTCCTGTTCCAGATAACCGCAGTGGCTGCGGGGAACAAGGCAGGAGAGGGCCGTCCTCCTCACGCATAGCCCCACTTTGGAGAACGGGGACTAGGGTAGAGGAGGGCGCTTTGATGAGTGCCCAGCGGTAGTCGGTGAGGTTCGACTCCTCGTAATTTTAAACCGACCTAGGCACTCTTCAAAGCGCAGAGCTGTCTGCCGTGGTAGCAGGGGCAGCTCAGTTGAGCCAGTTTCGGACCTATCGAACGTCTGCGCCCTAACTACAACGAGGTTCAAGTGTCGACCGCAAAACATCTTCGAGAGAAGCGCGAAGAGCAGGACCCCGCCAAGCGCCGCGCGACCGCGGTCAAGGAAATGCGTCGTATGGCGTTCGCCTTCGCTGAAGGGACGACCGGGCGCTTTCGTATCGAGTCGCTCGCCGCAGCGCTCGACGATGTGCGCAAGGACCCGCGCTTCACGTGCGCGCAGAAAGATGCGAAGTTTCGCTCGCTGCTGAACCGCGCTCGGTGAAAGGCGCGTATTACAACGAGTACGACAAGAAGGCTGCCGCGTGGCTGCGCGAGCTGATACGGCGCAACCTGATTGCGCCCGGAGACGTGGATGAGCGAAGCATCGAAGACATCGTGCCCGGAGAACTCGACGGCTACGCACAGTGCCACTTCTTCGCCGGCATCGGCGTGTGGAGTTACGCCCTGCGGCAAGCCGGATGGAGCGATGATCGCCCTATCTGGACGGGATCTTGTCCGTGCCAGCCTTTCAGCCAAGCAGGCGCGAGCGCAGGGTTTGCTGACGAGCGGCACCTATGGCCTGCATGGCATCATCTCATCCGAGTCCGCCGCCCTCCAGTCGTCGTTGGAGAGCAGGTTGCGAGCCCGGCTGCCGCTCTCTGGACCGATCTCGTACAAGATGACTTGGAAGGACTGGGTTATGCCTTCGGGGCGGTTGCGTTCCCGGCTGCGAGCGTCGGGGCTCCGCACATCCGAGACCGCCAATACTGGCTGGCCCACCACCACCACGCTCGACGCATCGAACACGCGCAATGCTACGGCGAACAGGTCCCCCGGCGCGAAGAAAGCGCACTCGGGGACAACGCTGGTGGACGCGGCAAGCTGGGCGACACCAGCGGCGCAGGAAGCGGGCGGAACGCCGGAGCAGTTCTTGGCGCGCAAAGCCGCGCTGAACGGTGCTTGCGGGGTGAGCTTGACTTCACTCAGCCTTCAGGCGGCAACGGCAGCGTGGCCGACACCGATGGCCGGCACGCCGGCACAGAACGGCTACAACGAAGCGGGCAACACGGACAGCAGCAGGAAGACAGTGGCGTTAGCGAGTTGGGCCACCACCACACGCGATTGGAAGGACGGAGCTTGCCAGCAAGCGGACGTGCCGGTAAATGCTCTCCTTGGACGCCAAGCGACTTTGTGTGGTGCCGAGACGGCAAGTGGCGGCCAGTTGAATCCGGCACATTCCCGCTGGCTCATGGGGCTCCCGCCCGAGTGGGACGACTGCGGGGTTACGGCAATGCAATCGTTGCAGAAGCCGCGAAGGTCTTCATCGAAGAAAGCGGCCTCTTGTGACTTGATCTAATGACGACGTTCTACGACATTGAAACCCGATCGCCGGTGCCGATCAATCGCGGCACCGACGCTTACTTCAACGGCGCGGAGTTCCTGATCGCCAACTTCGCCCGCGATGACGGGAAACCGCAGTTGTGGGATCGCATCAACGGACAGCCGATCCCGCCGGACTTGGCGGATGCGTTCGCCGACCCGAATGAAATATTCGTCGCGCACAACATGCCGTTCGACAAGGCAGGCACCGCGCGGTTGGCTGGCATCTATCTACCAGTGGAGCGCACTCGTTGCTCTATGGCGTGCGCAACTTCGCACGGGTATCCAGGCGGCCTAGAAGCGCTAGGCGACGTGCTCGAGCTGCCCGAGAACCTGAAGAAACTCCACACCGGCAAGAACTTGATCCAGATGTTTTGCGTGCCGCACGATGAAGCGGGCACATACTTCACGAAGCAGACGCACCCCGCGGACTGGGATGACTTCTGCATCTACGGCGACCGCGACACGGTGGCGTTGCGCGAAATCTGGAACCGACTGCCCAAGCACAATTACCGCGGCGAGAACTTGGATACCTGGTTCATCAATGAGCTCATTGCCGAGCGCGGCTTCGGCTTTGACCAAGAGCTTGCGACCGCGGCGATGATACTGCTCGATAAGGCGAAGGTAAGCCACGAAAAGGAAATGCGCAAGGCTACTTCAGATGAAGTCTGGGCTGCGACGCAGCGCGCAAAATTGAAAGCCTACCTGGAGCGGCAGGGCCTGCAGCTCCCCAACATGCGCGCGTCCACCATATCGGAGTGGTTAGAGCATGACGATCTATCACCCGAGCTCAGATTTCTTCTGGAAGCACGGCTTGAGGCATCTAAGTCAAGCGGCGCCAAGTACCGACGAGGGCTTGAGATGGTGGGAGAGGGATCCCGCATTCGCTACGGCATCCGTTTCTCGGGTGCGGGGCGAACGGGCCGCTTCTCGGGTCGCGGCTTTCAACCGCACAATATGCAGAGACCGACCACGTATCACCTCAAGGCAGACGGCGGCCGTTCGAAGAAGCCGGTCAAAGCAGATTTTATCCTCGGAACTCTGGTCCCCGGCATCAAAGCCGGAAAGGTGTTGAACAATGAACTCACATACGGCGGCCCGAACGAAGCCTGTGCAAATGCGCTCCGCTGCGCAATTGTCGCGGCACCTGGAAATGAGCTCGTCGTCGCTGACTGGTCTAACATTGAAAGCCGAGTCCTCGCCTGGATTGCTGATGAAACTTGGAAGCTGGACGCCTACCGAGCACTTGACGCAGGAGATGGCGTTGATCTCTATAAGCTGCTGTTCGCCCAGTTCTTCGGCAAAGCCGTTGACGACGTGGACGATCAAGAACGTCAGTCTGGCAAAGTTTCTGAACTCGCATTCGGTTTCGGCGGCGGCGTTGGTGCTCTGGTTACTATGGCCGCAGTGTACGAGATGGACCTTGACTCTCTGGCCGCTCACGTTATCGGAGCTGCAACGCCGGAGAGACTCAAGAAAGCCCGCAAAGCGTGGAAGCGCGCCTTCCTCACCGGGGACGACTTCGAGCTCGCGCCGCGCACGTACCAAGCCTGCGATGTCTTGAAGCAGGCGTACCGCGCGTCGAACGATGCGATCAACAAGCTTCGCCACGCGCTGAACGACGCCACCATCGGATCGCTGCGCCAGCCGGGGTCTAGCTACAGCGTTGGCAAATGCCAAGTGTGGGCGACGGGCAGCTTCCTCATCATCCAGCTCCCGAGCGGGCGCCGTCTGCTCTATGCAAAGCCGAAGCTCGAATACGAGCAGGTTCTAGATCCCGAAACGCAGGAGATGCAGCAACGTGAATACATCACATACCTCACCGCCCGAGGAAAGGGGTGGATACGTGAGCGCGCTTGGAGCGGGCTATTTATCGAGAATATCGTCCAAGCAATTGCGAATGATGTACTCCGAGCAGGACTCCGTTCAGTTCACGCGGACGCACTCACAGTGGCGCAGATCCGCAACTATCTCGCTATGGTCGAGGGAGCTGCGACTGCTATCGCCCTGCACGTCCATGACGAAGTAGCGCTCGATGTTCCCGTCGGGAGCTATTCGCTGAAACGCCTGATCTCCAAACTGACTACCGAGCTGGTCGCCGCGAATGCGTGGATGAGGGGTATGCCTCTCGCCGCGGCCGGCTGGGTCGGACCTATCTATCATAAGTGAGCGCCATGAGAATCATCGAGACTGATAACTTCGGCGGCGATTACCCTGACGAGAAGTTCCTGAATCTGCCGCTTTTGCGAGAGGAGGATGCGTGCAAAGTGGCCGACGCAATCAACGGCGCCTTTCCGCCGTGTTACCGGCGCTACTGGCGTGTCGTGCCGGACGATTACAAGCTGCAGCCTGGGTTCACGCCATGAGCGGACTAACTTCCGGCGCGGCCCATAAGCGCAGCATCTGCGAAGTGCATCGCGAGCTATACGATCTCGCACACGCGCATCTGCGCGACCCCTACACCCTGCAGGTATTCACCGAGAAGCTAGAGGAGGCGTACGCGATGGCTAAGAAGATGCAGGCGAAGCTCCGTCAGTACAAGGAGAACTACGACGAGGGCTGGTGGGAGCGCCAGCGGGAAGAGATCGTGCGGGACAAGCGAGCACTGCGGGAGGGGCGATGAAACTGCGAACCATAAAGGCTCCAAAGCCGCAGAAGTGCGGTGAGTGCGGTGCGAAAACGCGATTCGAATTGAGCGCCGCAGAGAACGCTCTTAAGGAGGTCGAGATGCACGAGTGTACGTGCTCGAGATCCGAATACCGCAAAGCGCGCGAAAAATGCCTCGCGGCCGGCGGTCACTTTCCGGTGGAAGTGTCGGCAGGCAGCCACTCTTACTTCGAGTGCTCGAAGTGCGGACAGGGCTGCTAAGATGAAAGAGTCTACCGTCGAAGACTACCTCGTCGAGCAGGTCGAAAAGCGCGGCGGCTTCATTCCGAAGACTGTTTGGCTCGGCAGGCGCGGCTGCCCTGATCGCGAAGTTGTCTGGCCGTGGGGCGACATAGACAAGGTCGAGACCAAGCGTCCCAAGGGCGGCAAGTACGAGCCCGGTCAGGAGAACGCGCACAAGGGGTACGCCAAGCGCGGCGTGCCGGTCTATCTACTGAACACGAAAGAGAAGGTGGACGTATACGTGCAGCATCGCGTAAATCGTCGTCATTGGTCTGACTTGTTCTCCGTGCCAGTCCCCGGCTTAACGCCGCCGTACGAGCTGTGACAACCCCGATTCCCTACACCCCGCGCGAATACCAGAAGATCGCGCGCCGCTTCATCTTGGATACGCCGCGGTGCAACTTGTGGGCGGTCCCCGGCATGGGTAAGAGCTCCATCAGCTACTCAGCGCTCGACATCCTGATGCTCATGGGGTCTAACTTCTTCCCCGCGCTCATCATCGCCCCGAAAAAGGTGTGCGATCTCACGTGGCCCGCCGAGCAGAAGAAGTGGCTCGACTTCGCGGGCATCAAGGTCGTGAAGATTCTCGGGGAAGCGGACGTGCGCGACGACGCCTTGATGACCAAGGGCGATGTCTACGTGGTGAACTATGACAATGTCCCGTGGCTCACCGAGCGGCTGAAGCGCAAGAAATGGCCCTTCCGCGTGGTCATAGCCGATGAAGCGCGCCGGCTTGCGGGCTTCCGGGGCGAATGGCGCGTGAACGAGCACGGCACCAGGTGGCTACAGACTCACGGCGCCGGCGGCGTGCGCTCGAAGGCGCTCGCGATGATCGCTGAGCACGTGGGGCGCTGGATCAACCTGACCGGCACGCCCGCCACCAACGGGCTGAAAGACTTGTGGGGGCAGAACTGGTTCTGCGACTTCGGGCACCGCCTGGGGAACTCGTACGGCGACTATATGAAGCGCTGGTTCTACGAGAACCCGTACAGCCGTGTCGTCGAGCTGCGCCATCCATCCTGCGAGCAGGAGATTTACAGCAAGCTCGCTGACGTGTCGCTCGCGCTGCGCGCGGAGGACTGGTTCGACATCAAGCAGCCCCTCGTCATGCGGCGCGAGGTCGAGCTCCCGCCGGCCGCTCGAGCGCTCTACGATACGATGGAGCGGGACTTCTTCGTCCAAATCGGCGAGCGCGAGATCAACGCGGTGAACGCGGCGGTGCTGTCCAGCAAGCTCCTGCAGATTGCAAGCGGGGCGGTGTACGGCACGGAGAAGACCGTGAACCACATCCACGATGCGAAGGTGGAAGAGCTGCGGTCCATCATCAACGAGTTAGGGGAGCCCCTCTTGGTGGCGTACTGGTTCAAATTCGAGATCCCGATGCTCAAGAGGGCGTTCCCGGAATTTCGCGTTTTCACAGGGCAGGCGGAAGAGGACGCATGGAACAAAGGTAAAATCCAGCTCTTGGGCGTACATCCTGCTAGCGCCGGGCATGGAACTAATCTACAGTACGGCGGCAGAGCGATAGCGCACTTCACGCATACCTGGGATTTAGAGCTTAAAATGCAGGTAAACGAGCGCAATGGCCCCACCCGTCAGATTCAAGCAGGATTCGATCGCAACGTGCTGCAATACGAGATTTGCGCAAAGGACACGATGGATGAAGTCGTGCTCGCTCGCCAAGCTACCAAGATGTCGATTCAAGACGCGCTGATGGCGGCTCGCGCACATCGGGGTGCTGTTTGAGCTCGTTCCGCGAGTACCTGCAATTCGGCTGGAAGCTGTGCAATATCCCGCCGGGCAACAAAGGCCCGGTCGGCGCAGCCGCAATGGGTTGGCAGAAGAAAGCGCGCGCCATAACCGACCCGAACATGGGGCCAGCAATGGCCGGCGCGGGACTACTTCACGCGTGGAGCGGAACTTGCGCGCTCGACATCGACAAGTTCGACGTCGCCGAGAAGTGGCTCGCCGAGCGCGGCATCGACCTGAAGGCGCTGCTAACCGCGCGCAATTGCGTACAGATTTCATCGGGCAGGGAAGGGCGCTACAAGCTGCTCTATCTACTGCCGACACCAATGGCGTCGAAGAAGCTCGGGCCGTACAAAGCGCTGAGCCCAACTACCGGAAAGGAGCAGACGTATCATGCGCTTGAACTTCGTTGCGCGAATGCAGATGGAGAGAGCGTTCAGGACGTCTTGCCGCCGACTATCCATCCCGGCACGGGGCGCCCGTATCAGTGGGTTTACGGGGATGACCTTACCGGCGACTGGCGCAATCTCCCGGAGATACCGAGTACGTTGCTGGCAGTTTGGCAGTCCACGCTACAGGTGGCGCACGGCAACGAGATGGGGCCAGTGGCACCCTCCGGTGCCGCAGCCAGCGAAATCGAAACCATCCTTGCGCAGCGCGATCCCGACGCGGACTACGGGCCGGGTCCGGGCTCGTGGATCGAAACGCTATCCGCTATTCATCATGAGACCCGAGGATCTGAAGCTGGCTTGCAGATGGCTGTTGCTTGGTCATCTCGTGGGTCGAAGTACAAAGGACCGGAAGACGTCGCCACTCACTGGCGGTCGTTTCGTGCGGACGCGAACAATGCGGTTACAATCGGCTCGCTACGAAGAGACGTATCTGCAGCGCTTGAACAATTCCCTATTGCAGAACCTGCAAAACTACCAGACAAAACTCCCGCCCAAGTAGAGGCCGAAGGCTGGGAACAGGTCAAGAGCTTGCTCGAGCCGCGATTGGTGTTCGTCCCCGGTCAAGACTGCTACTTCGATCTCAGCGCGCGCGGCGAGCCGTGGCTCTCCGATCGTTCGGTGCGCCACATGTTCTGCCCGCACATGCCGACGATCACGCCGGAGCCGAAAGATGGCAAGCCGCCGAAGTCGGTGAAGCCCGACCCCGTGGCGTTCCTGCAGAACAGTCGCTCGAAACAAATCGTCGACGCAGTGGGCATTCACCCAGGCGCGGGGCGCATTTATACCGAAGACGGCAAGCGCTACGCCAACCGCTACTACCCGCAGAAGATCGAACCACTGCCGCCGCTTCCGTACGAGGAAGAGGCGTTCATGTACCTCTGGTCCCGCATGAAGGACGAGACGTTCCAGAAGTGGCTTATGAAGTTCTTCGCGCACGCGGTGCAGAAGCCGGGCATCAAGATCCAGTCTGCGCCGCTTCTCTTCAGCGCAGAGCAGGGCACGGGCAAGAACACCATCTGCAACGTGATTCCGCAGCTTCTCTTTGGGCAGCAGTGGGTGCGCACGATCTCGGGCGGCGTGCTGTCCGGGCAGTTCAATGACACCGTTGGCGAGACCTGGTGGCTGTATCTCGAAGAACTCCGCACTGGCAACAGCAAGATGGAGCGCATTGCTACCACGAACAAGTTGAAAGCGTGGATCACGGACAACGTCATCGAGATCCACCCCAAGGGCTTGAAGCCGTTCAACACGCGCAATCGCATCCAGGTCACGGCCACGAGTAATTTCGACGACGCCATTCAGCTCGACAACAATGACCGCCGGTGGGCGGTGTGCGAAATGCACGAGTACGAGCGGGACGGCGGGGGCTGGGCCGACGTGTTCAAGTTCCTGAACAGCGACCGCGCGCCGGGCGTCCTACAGTACATATTCCGCAACACGAGTCTCACCGGGTTCAACCCAACCGCCCGCGCGCCGACTACCGTCGCCAAGGTAACGATGATCCGCGCCGGCATCGGCTCTTGGGAGTCCATGCTGATCGAGCAGATGGTCGTGGGGAGAGCGCCCTTCGACAAGGACATCTTCCGCCTGCAGGACGCCTACGAAGCCCTCATCGGCAAGGGGCCGGTATCCCAGCACTCGCTACGGCAAGTGCTCACCAAGGCCCCCTTCCACTGCGAGCAGCTGCCAAACGGCTCGAAGCTGCGCCTGTACGCATGGCGGAACATCGCCCAGTGGCGCAAACAGCCCGAGTCCGTGCGCACGCGCTACCTCGAGACCGGCCAGCGACCGCTTCACATGACGTGGTCGGATGAGATACCCGAGGCCCTCATCAACATGAGCGCCGACGGACCGCCCGAAAAAACAGCTTGCGACTTGATCTGACATCGCTGTAGGATGAAGCCTATGCCAAACGACCGTCCCAAAGTCGGCCCAGCCGACGCAGAGACCCGCCGCAAGAAGCTGCGGGAAATCCTGAATACGCCGACGAAGGCAACGGGCGTTGCCCCGAAGCCGACGATGCTCGATGCCGTGAGTGAAGGCGTCGACATGGCCGACGGTAAAAAGAAGGGCAAGAAACACGTCGTCCGGCGCTACGGCCCGGAAGGCAAGACCGAAGACGAGATCATCGGCCAGTGAGCGCGCTCATCAGCTTCCTGGGAGGTTCTGCCTTTCGGATGCTTTTCGGCGAGATTTCCTCCTACTTCAGCAAGAAGCAGGAGCACAAGGCCGAAATGCAGCGCATGCTGCTCCAGGGCAAGCTCGACGGTGAGCAGCACGCCCGCAATCTCGCAGCCCAGCGGCTACAGGCCGAGCTCGGCATCAAAACGATCAATGTACAGTCGGAAGCCGCGGTCAGCGAGATCGAGGCCGCCGCGTTCAAGGCCGCGCAGGAGCGCGCCTGGGTGCCGACCGGCATCAAGTGGGTGGACGCCTGGAACTCAAGCATTCGCCCCGCGTTCGGCACGGCAGCCCTGTTCCTGTGGCTCCTGATGGAGCACCGCTCGGGATGGGCGTTCGGCGCCTGGTCGATGGATCTCGCCGGCGTCGTGGTCGGGTACTTCTTCGCCGACCGCTCACTGCGAAAGCGTGGCAAGTGACCGTAAATAGCGAACACCACGTTCTTGGTCTGTGGATCGGGGGCGGGGTGACGCCGAGCGCGCTGCGGGAGCTGGATACGCTAATTCGCGGACGGGCGCACGCAATCGAGCCCGGGCCGCTGCGCACAGAGCTGCTCGATATGGCGAACGCCTGCCACGCGCAGCTGACGAAGCTGCCCAAGCCGGAGTGCGATCTGATATGAAGCCGCGCTACCGATTGCACTTTCACCTTTTTGACGGCAAAACGCCGCTCTGGTGGGCGCAGCGCTTGGATCGCCCGTATCCACTGTGCTTGCGGACTACCCTCGGTTACACGAACGCTGCGGATGCGATCCGTGAAGCGAGCACCATGTGACTGACATCGAAGTCGCGACCGCGCTGTCCAAGCACTTCGAGGGGTTCTACCCCAAGCCGTATCTCTGCCCCGCGGGCATCCCCTCAATCGGCTTTGGCGCCACCTATTACGAGGACGGGCGCCGCGTCACGCTCGCCGACCCGCCTATCACGCGCGAGCGTGCGCTAGAGCTCCTGGCGTTCCACCTGAGCCGCGTGTACTTGCCGGCGGTGCGCAAGCTCTGCCCGCAGATCGACAAGGCCGCGCGCCGCGGCGCCATCGCCGACTTCGCGCTGAACGAAGGCGCTGGCCGGTTGAAGGGCAGCACGCTGCGCCGAAAGATCAACGCGGGCGAGTGGGGCGACGTGCCCGCGGAGCTTCGCAAATGGACCCGCGCGGGCGGGAAAGTTCTCAAAGGACTGGTGCTGCGCCGGGAGGCCGAAATTGGCTGTATCAGATGAAGCTGCGAAGCAGATCGAAGGCGCTATGGCTGCGCTCAATGAGCTCCAGCTAAAGTTCGACGCGCGCGCTCTGGCAGCTGCCTGCATGAGCAAGGCTGGATTCCTCTACTCGAATCTGCGCCGCATGGGCTTCGAGACTTCAGAGAGCTTGGAGAAAATCTACGCGTATGGCTTCGAGCACGCGCTCGACGACAGCGGCCCACAAGCGAAGGTTCAAACTGCATCCGGGCACATAGTTGACCCGACGAGGAAGAACTGATGGCGACTAAACCGCTATCCGACGATCTCAAAAAACAGGCAGTCGCGGCCGTGCAGCGCTACGGCTCGGTGACGCTGGCCGCCAATGCGCTCGGCATCAATCGCAACACGCTGCACCATCGGCTGCACGCTGCAGGGTATTCGCATTCCGCGCTGCCGCCCGCGACGCAGCTCGCGCCTATCGCGGTCGAAGGCTCGCCCGTCGAGCTGCAAGCGACGATCGACGATCTGCGCGAGCAGCTTGCAGCGGTTACGGTAGTGAAACGCTGGGCCGCTGCGAAGCCTGAGCGCAAGCCGCCGGGACCACGCGGCGCAAAGCATCTGTACATCCCCGACACGCAAGTCAAAGTTGGTGTGCCTATCAACCACTTGGAGGCTGCGGGCAACTACGCGGTCGACAAGCGCCCCGATGTGATCGTGCTCGGCGGCGATTGGTGGGATTTTCCGAGTCTTTCCAGCTACGACCGGGGCAAGCTCTGTTTTGAAGGCCGGCGGTATCGCCTGGACGTCGAAGCGGGGAAGGCAGGCATGGAGAAGTTCCTAGCGCCCATACGCAAGGCGGAAGGCTATAACCCCCGCATCGTGATGACGCTTGGCAACCACGAAGAGCGCGTGCTCCGCTGCATTCAAGAGAACCCGATTCTCGACGACATGATCGGCTTGAAGGATCTCAAGCTCGACGATTTCGGCATTGAGCACTACGAATTCTTGAAGCCGGTCGTGATTGACGGCGTTTCGTACTGCCACTATTTCCCACGCTCAGCGAGCGGCAAGGTCATGCAGTCGAAGAGCGGCGCGCCCAACGCGCTCGCGCAGCTTCGCCGCGAAGGCCGCTCGTGCGTTGCTGGGCATACCCAAGGTTTCGACATTGCCTGCTTGCCGTTCTCGGGCCGCCTGCAGTGGGGCATCATCGCTGGATCGTTCTATCAGCATCCCGAGCGGTACCTTACGCCCCAGGGGCAGGACCACTGGCACGGCGTCGTCATGCTGCACGAAGTGAAAGATGGCTCGCTGAACCCGATGGTAGTCTCGCTCGACTATCTGCTGCACAAATACTGCTGAGGACGCGTGAAAGTCGAACCGTATATAGAAACCTCCGTAGGCCGGAAATTCTACCTGCTCGCCGAGCACCCCGGCTTCAGCATCGCCGAGATCGCGCACGCGCTGTCGAATGCGTGCCGCTACGGCGGCCATTGCAGCCAGTTCTACTCGGTCGCCGAGCACTCAGTTCTGGTGTCCGAGATCGCCGAAGAGCTCGCGCTATGCGATCCGTACGAGGCGCTGATGCACGATGCCAGCGAAGCGTACATCTGCGACATTCCGGGGCCGTGGAAGCACTTGCTACCCGACTACCAAAAGCTCGAAGCGGAGCTCGAGCGCAAGCTGCAGAACTTCTTTTTATTGCCGCCCAAGAGCGAGGGCTGCAAGACCGCCGACCTGATCGCTCTCATGGTGGAAGGTCGCGCTCTGTTGACCAGCCACGGCGAGACAATGCTCGCAGGCGGCATTCCTGCAGAGTACGGCCCTGCGGCCGATGCGTGGATCGCCCTGCACGGCAAGTCTATCTACTGCCTGTCGCCCGCCGGCGCTCGCACCAGTTTCATGCACCGATACGAAAAACTGATGAGGAAACGCAAATGAGCCTACCCACAGACGCCGCTGCACGGAAACGCCTGCAGCTTTACACCTTCATGTTCAAGTATTTTCCAGACGCCTGGCTCGCTGTCGTCGATGTCGCGCGCGTCGGAAACGAGCAGCACAACCCCGGCGAGCCGCTGCACTGGGCTCGCGAGAAGTCGAAGGACCAGATGAACGCCGCGTTCAATCATATGTTCGACTATGGCATGGGCCTCAAGAAAGACACCGACGAGTGCTGGCATTTGGCGAAGTCGATCTGGCGGCAGATGGCACAGCTGCAGCTCGACATAGAAGCCGATCGTGCGGCGGCCACACCGAGCGTGCCCAAGTGTCCGGTGTGCGGTGAACCTGATGGGAAGCACTGGATCGGATGCAGCGTACATATTCAGAACGTGTACAGCCGGCCAACGAAGAGCGAATACACGTGAGGCTCGCTCTTCTGTGCTTGCTACTCACAGGCTGCGCGCCGTTCCGCGGCGACTCGCCGCCGGTCGTGAAGCCGTGCCAGATCCGCGTGCGTGATTACGATCGCCGCACCGAAACTTGCGTCTCGCGCGAGGAGTGGAATCGGTACTGGAAGCCGGTTTTGGCCCCCGAGGACTAGTCGCGAGTCAGATACCGCATGATTTCGCGGTGGTTCTCGTCGATCTTTGAATGCAAGTGGCTGATGTCGTCGCGCGTGGCGTATGTCTGCTGCACGAGCGCCAGCTCTTTCGCTCGCTCTTTGTCCTCGGCGACGTGCTCTTTGAATATCCAGGCGAACACGCCGGCTATCACAAGCCACAGATACTTGATGATGGCGAACATGTCGAAGTCGGCAGGCTCGCTCATGCTGACGCGCCTTCTGGCGGGTACGGTACGTCATTGAGTCCGAGCTGCTTCTCGCTCAGCTTCGGCGCCACTGTGAGTGAGCCGTTCGCCACTCCGTGCAGCATGGCGCGCACAGCAGCGACGTTCTGAATGGCTTCATCGGAAGCGGGGATGTTTACTTTGCTGATGAGCTCTAACGCGAGCTTGGCGTGGTTTTGGTACATGGGGCCTATCGTACATTGCTTGTTGGCGCGGCTGCAATCGGGGGACCTGGTACTACGGGAGGACGGCGCGGATCAATGCGCGCTTTCTCAAGTTGCAAGGCAGCGATCTCCGCGTCAATGGCTACTATGCGCGCGGCTGCGCCAAGCAGAATGGTTTTCTCTTCATTCAGGCCGAAGATGCGTCCATCAATGGCGCGGCCTATTACGTCGGCAGCATTCTGGTCGGCGGTTGCCATAATCGTGTCTCCTTTAGGTGTCTACGACGATGGTCTTGACCGTGCCATCGCCAAATTTGATCTTCAAATCGCCGTCTGCACTATCGACATACAGCAACGCCCACCCAGTCAAAGTGGCCGGCGCCGTGATGCCATCGCGCAAGCCGACGCCGCCATCGCCCGTAATAACCATGCGCGCGAGGTTGTTCGTCTCAAACCCCAGCGGGAAGTTTCCATCCGATGCCAAAAGAGAGGCCTCGCCGGACGGCATTCCCGAAGAGATGGCGCCGCCGAACGTGGACGACGTGCGGAAATAGTTCATCCCCCGGCTGGCGTCATTCAGTACCTTGAATGCCATGTACGCGGAGGAGCTATTGCTGCTGTTCTGAAAGGTCGCAGCGTTGTACGCTCCCGCAACGGACTTGATCCACGTGTGCGTTCCCGTCCACGGGACGTTCACGGTCACATCCAAGGCTGGCGCACCATCCGAACGCATGGCTGTAGCTGCGGAACCGTTGACTGCCGTGAGTCCTACGCTAGCTGATGGATTTGCGAAACCGTTGAAGCTCCCCGGAAGATTGGCCGCGGGCAGAACGCCGGTAACGCCATTCGTAAGATCAATCTGCGCCCACGCCGGGTTGTTAGACGTGCCGGTGTTAGACAGATACCGCGTCGCCGTCGTGTTCTTGGCAAGCTTCGAGAGCGTGTTCGCGGCCGATGCGTAGAGAATATCGCCCTGCGCGTACGTCGACTGATTCGTCCCGCCGCGCGTTTCTGCCAGCTGGCCCGTCCAGCCAAGAGTCAAGGATGCAGCGCGAAGTAGCGATGTGGCCGGAGTTCCGCCGAGCGTCAGCGTCACGTTCGTATCGTCGACCTTGGTGAGCGCTGCACCGTCGATATCAGACCCAGGCACCGTGGCGCTTGCGGTGAAGGCTGACGTGCCGTTTCCCTTGAGGTAGCCCGTAAGCGTCGCTGCACCGCTGCCGCCGCGCGCGACGGCCAAGGTGCCGGTCCAGCCGAGCGTCAGGGAGGCGGCTCGAGCGAGCGCCGTAGATGCGGACCCACCGAGCGTCAGTGTGACGTTGGTATCGTCCGTCTTGGTAAGGGCCGCGCCGGGCACGACCGCAGATATCTGCCCCAGCGCGTCGTTGTACGTGAAATCGACCGTAGTCGTATCCACGAGCATCGCGCCGACGAGATCCTGCACGTATTCGTCGATGATCGACGCGGTAAACGTGCCGAGTGAATCGTTGTAGGCAAGGTCGATGCTGGTCGTGTCAGTAAGCATCGCACCAACAGTGTCCTGCACGAACTCCGGTGGCACGTTCGCTTCAAGCTCGTTAGCGGTTTCGTGATACGTCCAGACGACACTCGTGGTGTCCTGCAGGAAGTCAAAGAAGCTGCCGCCAACGACGTCCTCTATGTATTCCGCGAGCGTGTCGCCCTGGATGTACGGGATCGTCGAGAAGTTCCACTGCCCAGTGATCGTCTCCGGAAACGCATTGCCGGCGTATTGCGGGTGGTCATCACCGACCTGGAGTTCGCGCAGATTGCGGTGCAGGATCGTTCCGCCAAGGCCTGCGCTGATCTGTGCCGCGAGCGCGGCAACGGCGGCTTCGGCGCGTGCGCCAGCCTCCGGATCAAACTGGACAGACTTGCCTATCGTTCCAGCGATAGGTACGCGGATCTTCACGGCTTACGCTTCGGCTTCCCGACGCGCCCAGGCGGTTGTTTCATTTCGAGAGGTTCGCCCAAGCCGAGCACGTCTTGCAAGCTGAGCGGAGCTTCCGGCGGAACGCCGACTTCGCCGGGCGCCATGTCGAACTCGAAGGCGTTGCCGAGCGCGTCGACCTGCGGACCAAGCTCGCGCGCAGGACGCCGCGGGGCGCCGACTTCGCCGGGCGGCGCTTGCAGATCGAGCGCTTCGCGCAGATCCAAGCCGCCCTGCTCCGGCCCTCGCGCCGGTGCGATGTCTGGTTCAGTTCCGTAGTAGGACGCACGGGCCGGATTCACCTTGCCGAGCGTTTCCTGAAACCCTTCAGAGCCCACATCCATGCCAGGAATCTTGCGGATGAGCGCCTTCGCCCCAGCCTTGAGAATGCCGGTCTTCGAGCCCTCGATCTCGCCGCCGGCGCGCGCCGCGGTCGTGGTCGAGTGCTTGGAGACATTTGGCGCAAACTCTGCAGCGTCGGCGATCAGTTTGAGCTCGCCCGAGAGCTTTCCGGTTTTCTTGTTGATGCGCTTCAGCACATCCGCATTGATCTGGCCCGCGCTCGTAGCGGTTTCCACATCGTGAATCTGCGCAAAGCTCTTGCGCGCATCCTGGTATTCCTTGAGAAGCTGCGGTTCGCCGACTTCCTTCAGCGCCTTGCCGAGCTCTTCCTCGAGCGCATCCGCCATGTTGCGATCGGCATAGCCCGCGGCTTCCGTCTCGACGTTGTCCGTGTTGATGCGCTTCGACGCGCGCCGACGCAGCGCGCCAATGGTCCCGGTGACGGTCGGAACTTCGCCGCGGGGCCGCTCGAGCTTCGTGGCATCGAGTGCTTCGCGCAGGCGCGCTTCGAGAGCCGCCGGGACGGGCTTGTCCTTGAGGACGCTCTCCACCATGTCGTAAACAGCCGCTGGCGCTTCTTTCGCCTTGGCAAGCGACGCCTCGCTCAGATCCGGGGCGCCGATGCGCTTGGCCGCCATTTCGGTGAACCGGGCCTGATTGTGCAGCGTCTGGTCTTTCTTGAGCTCCGGCGCGTTCGCAAACCGCTCGCGGAATTCGCCCGGGACCTTGACCTTCTTGTCTGGCACTATGGCGCGAACGTCGGACGGGCGCATGCGGATGTCCGCAGCACGCAGGTCGTCCACCATCGGGTGTACGGGCACGTCGGCCTTCAGCGCCTTCTGGGGAAGCTCTGCGGCGCCCTGTGCAGCCTTGGGGCCGCCAACGAGGGCCATCAGGAAATCGGGCAGCATACTCGCAGTCGCCGCCGCGTCAGGGCCCGCACCGACTGCCTCCGCGCCCTCACCCAGCGCGCCCTTGACGTTCTCGAGCGGTGCAAACGCATCGCCGAGCCCGGCGGTGAGTGCCTTTGCGCTATCGCCCTGCGGGCGCATGGAGTTCTCAGCCGTAAAATCGCGCACGTAGTCCGCGGAGTCACCGGGTGCGAAAGGCGCGGTGAGTCCCGCGACAGCCTGCACGCCCGTATTGCCGATCATGTCCGCGGCAACCTCCGGCGCACCCTTGGCGATCGTGGTCAAGCCGTGGGTCGCCATATCGATAATCGGATCGCCGTTGCTGATCGCGTCCGCGCTCGCATCGAGACCGCTCGCTTTCAAGAACTTGTCCCAAATGCTCGGTTCCGGCGCGGCGGTCTGTTGCGGAATGTCCTGCGCGACCGGGACTCGGTTGTCCAGATCGTCTACCGGCGCGTCCGCATTCAATTGCGCAAGCAATGCCGGATCCTGCACCGGCTGCTTGGCTGTCGGAGCTGTGGGCGCGTCGAGCTGCGCGAGGACATTCGGATCTTGGACCGGCTTAAGTGCCATCGTCTTCAAACCACTGGCCGTTGACGTTCACGTACTTCTTGCCATTGATGACCTTTACGGGGCCGCCTGTGGGCGCAGCCGGTGCAGCCGGGGCTGTACCGCGCTGCCCTGCTTCGATCTGCGCAACACGGCGCAGCTCGGCCAAATGGATCTTGAGATCGGCCGCAGCTTGCCGCGCCGCTTCGGGCGTAATCTGCGGGTCTGCAAGGATGGTCAGAGCTGCCTGGACTTTTTCGCCCTCGGCGTTGGAGAGCTGCCCCAAACCGCGCATGCTGTTGATGGACGCGCGGAAAGACTCCGCGTTGACCTTGTTTCGCAGCGCGATAGCGTTCGAGGCGTCGCCTGAAGCGACGCGCACGGTGGCTTGTCCGATACCCGTACCGACACGTGGGCCGTAGATGGTATCGAAGCCCGGCGAATTCACCAAGGAGTCGATGTCCTTGACGAACGTGTCGATCGTGTTGAGTGCAGTCGGCAGCGAAGCGGCGTTGGCGCCGGTCGCTTGACCTTGCGCTTTAGCGGCAGCGATTGCGCCTGCGTTCTGCGCAACAGTTGCCGTTGGCACCAGCGAAGTCGCCGCCGGTGCAGCGGGCGCGACAGGCGTGGGCGCTGCGCCTGCCGGAGCGGTCGGTGCCGGAGCGGCCCCCGGTGGCGCCGCGCTCGGTGCCCCGTGCGCGAACGGGTTCTTGCTGTAGAACACCGGCGTTCCGCCGGCATCAGCAACGCCGAAGGTGTCGCGTAGCACGTTGATCGCGTTGGCGCGCTCGTCATCGGTGCTGAGCTGATCGGGGAAGCCGAAACGGTTCAGCAACTGCATTTGCGCAGACGTGCCACTGCCGTCGGCGATGCTGCCGAGATCGTCCAGATTTGCAGGCGTGTCGAATTTGTTGAAGGCCTTGCTGCCGACCTTGTAGATCGGATCCACCGGGCCGCTCGCGACACCGAGCAGCGCACGGTTGCCCTCATTGAGTGGCACGTTCGGATCTCCTGCTTTCGCGCGAAAGCCGAGCTCCTGATTCTTGAGCATGATCTGAATAGGGTCGTCGAGCTTGCCTCCGGCGCTCAGCGCCGTGTAGGCGGCGTCCGCCGACTCTTCGGGAATGCCGGCCGCAACCAGCGTCTGCCGACCGCGTGCGAGCGCGTCGTTCTCCATGACGCGTCGACGAGCGTTCGCCAGAGCTTCTTCGGTCTTGGCGCCGAGCGCGCGACCTTCCTCGTAGGACTTTTCCGAATCGCCGCCGAGTACGGCGCCGAGTACATCGAATGGACCGGGCATTACGCGGGACTCCCGTTGTAAGTGCCCTGCACGGGCAGTGCGCCGAATAGCGGTTTCTTGAGTTTGGCAGGCTGCTCGCGTCCCGCATAGGCCGTACCGAAGGCAGTCAAGCCGCTTCCGATATCCTGCAGGCCAGAGCCCGGCGCACGCGCCGCGCGCAGTTGCGCCAAGAAGTCCTGTCCGCGGCCTTCGCCCTGCAGGAGTGACAGCGCCGTCGCCGTATCCGTCAAGCCGCGGTTTTCATTGACGCGCGCAAATTGCGGCGCGTCGATCGCCGCCAGGTTGCCAGCAAGACCGCGGCCTTCAGCGCTCGCCGCATTGCGAGCTTGCCCCACATCGGCCGCGAACCGATCGCTGCCGCCCGGCACCGCGCCGAAGTCGGCGCCGCCATCGGCGACCTTCGCCTTGCGCAGCGCTTCCATGAAGTCGTCCTGCGCAGCTTTGCGCTCAGCCTCCGGGTTCGCCCCGGCGACGTTCTTGATCTCCTGCGAAATGCGCTCGCCAGCGCGGTTGCCGAGCTCGGTATTGCGACGGAGCGACTCATCGGCCAAGCGTTGCTGGTCCTTGCGGTCCTGGTTCTGACCGACCTGCTGAATGACGGCGCCGCCGGCGGATAGGAGTTGGGGAAGAAATTGAACACACATGGCGTTAGCCTCGAGAGAACGCGCGAGCGTAAGTGGTCGACTCGCTCAAGCCGCGCCGGCGCGCGGCGGCGTCCTGCTGCGCCTTGTACGCCTGCGCAGTGCTGCCGAATACGTTGCCGAGTCCGTTGGTGAGATCGGCACTCTTGGCGCTGTCCGCATTCGCCTTCAAGAGCGATGCAGTCTGCGCACCGGCGTTGCCGATGTCGTTGCCCGACTGTGCGAGCGAAATGAGGTTCGTGCGCGCCTGTTCGTCTTTCGCCATGAGATCGGCGACGCCGCCGCGCGCAGCGCGCTCGGCAGCGAGGACGCCTTCTTGGCCTTCGCGGGCGAGAGTGCGACCGGCGTCGATCGCGGCACTGCCGCCGGTCAAGCCGCCGCGGGCGAGAGCGAACTTCGATTGACGCGTGGCCTGACCGCGCTGCAGTTCGAGCTGCTTGTTCAGCCGCTCGCGCAGGGCCGTCCCGAGGCTATCGTACTGCCCCTGGCGTCCGGCGAAAGCCGAATTGATGTCGGAGACGTTGCCTGAAATGCGCGCCTGGCGCGCAGCTTCCGCCGCATCGGCTTTCGCTGATGCCTTCTTCGCATCCCGCCGGGCCTGCGTGTGCGACAGGTCCAGAGGATCCGCAATGTTGATTCCGCCTACGCTACCGCACATCCACCGCTCTCCGTGTCGCGCAAGGCGACATACATTACGGCGTCTTCGCCGCCCGAACCGTATCCGCGCTGGGTGGATTCAAAGGACAGCCCGATGCGCTCATACCACGCTCGAGCCTTTGTTCTGTCGGCCAGTGTAACCGTTTCGATTCGGTGCGCCAACCCGTCGTCCAGCATGCCTTTGATGAGGCTGCCGCACAAGTCGGTCACTTCTCGGCCATAAGCGGCCCACGTCGCATCGGGAGCGATAAACCAGGTCCGAACCACCCCTTTACGCTGCGGGATGAAGCCGCCTATTGCGATAGGCGTCTCACCAGCCCAGACGATGTGGTGCGTGCCGGGGAGATCGGCGAGTGCGACGAGGACATTCTCCGCGTCGAAATCGTCGCCCGTCATCGCCTTGAAGAGCACTTTCTCATCCTCCGGCATACCCTTGAGGACCGTGAGCACGTGCTCGAATTCGTTGATATCTGTCAGGTGGAGTGGGTTCATCCTGTACCTTCGTTGTTGATGTAGATGTTCGAAGCGAACCACTCCCAGGCTTGTGAGCCGTCGAAGGTGATTCGCATTTGGAAACTGGGGGCTGTCAGCGGCATGGGCACCATTGAGCCCGTCACGGTGTCGCCGTCGAGCGCGTATTCGTCGGTTGCGAGCGAGAAGTCCCGCTGCGAATAGCCGAAGGATACGCGGAAAGTGCCATCCGCCACGATGTCGAAACCCTCCATCATCTTGTCGATGCCTAGAAGGCCGAAATCGAGGTACGGCCACGCGATGTAGCCTTCGAACGGCGTGCCGGTTTCACTGGTCGCGCAGCTGATCGTGACGATGCCGCTATCCATGACGGTGCGATCGGAATTGCTCGTGCTGATGCCGAAAGCGAAGAAGCCCGTGTCGGTCGGGACGACCGTGATGGTGTCCGTGGATTCAGTCAGCGCAGTGAAAATGGGGTTGGCCGCAAACGGCTCTTCCGAGTACCAGAAATAGAGCGTATCGCCTGGATCGGGATCAGTCGTCACGGCGTAGATGAACGGCAACGACGTCGGGATAGCCTCAAGACCAAGCCAGTACACATCTCGGTCTTCCGGCAGATCCGCAGAATCGAAGGTGTAAACGCCCGCATCGAAAATGACCGGCGGCGATGTGCTTTCGCAGCCGATTACGCTCTCCCACAAGCCGCCGTCGCAGACCGTGCCGCTAGCTTGCCCGTTTCCGCCGGAATCGCCGAGATTCAACGTGACTTCATACGTGCCGGCATCGTCGAATATCTCAGCAGGCGGCGTTATCGTCCAAGACCATTCACGTGCTTGCACGCCGAAACCCACATCGACGGGGTCACCATCGGGGTTCTGCGCATCCGTGCGCGCGAACGTCCGTGCAACGCCTAGTTCGTCGGTGAAGCTGATAGACCCGAAAGCGGTGCCGCCCGGATCGCCGCCCTCAGAAGAGCGCAATTCGAATACGATCGTGCCAGCTGCCAAGTCCGGGAACGCGGAAACCGCAACGTACAGAGAGCCAATCAGCAGGCCAGCCACGGCTTCGGGATCGACCGACCCTATAGTCGTAGGCGGCGAGATGACCGGAATAATGTCGGCGCCGATATACGTCAGCCCGATGCCGGTCTCCATCCCTGCCGTCATCGTGAAGGCGGCGGACACTTCAGAATTCTCGTCATCTTCCAGCGCTTCGGGATCCACACGCCACACGCGGTCCTCCGTGCGAAGGTATAAATCCCCATCGAGAATGGCCCAGTCGGTGAGCGTTTCAGCGAAGAGGTAGCGCGACCAGCTCTGGTCCTTAGCGCCGCCGTTCATCGTCAGCACGAACGCTTCCGAGCCGTCGTCCGTCTCGAAGATCAGCCAGTACTGGCCCATCGACGGCCAGAAAAGCGCAAACGGAACGAGCCCTGCGCGGATCTTCGCGAGTACCAGCGGGTCGACCTGCGCACCGAAGTACCCGGCCTGCAGATTGGTGCTGGCGCCGGCGATGCCGATGTTTCGAACGCCCTCCGGCGTACACATGACGAGATCATTGCTGACCGGCTGCACGGACTTCGGGAAGAGGCACGCGACAGGCGACGCATCCAAAATCGCCATGTTGGCGGGATCCTCGTCTATCTGCCACATTTGGTAGGCTTCAGAATTGAAGGCGACGAGGTTGCTGCGATACAGCCCGAGCGCCGTCACCGGTGTCGAGCCGAACGTGTTCAAGCCGAACGGGATGTAGCCCGCGTCCTCGGCGGTCGTCCAATCGAGCGGGTTCACCGTCGCGGAGAACGAAATGATGTCCTCGTCCGCCGCGAATATCTTGCTGGCGCCAATGGCGACCACTTTAGAGTGCGGCGCTTGCGAAACGCGCCAGTTCATCGCAGTCCACAAGATCGTGCCGTCGGCCACAGTTGCATCCGGCAATTCTGGGAAGCTGGGCTCGTAGCTGCCGGAAACGAGAATCGGCGATGCCTCCCACGTCACGCGCGAAGCGATCACCGCCTCCCACGTAACCTCGTTGTCGATGACCTGCAGGCCGACAGAGAGCGGCCACACGGGCTCGCTGGCACCCGAGTAGCCAGCGACGGCTTGCACCGCCCGGAACACGAGGCCGTCGGGGATAGACGTTACGGCTGCGTCCCACGAGCACGTGTCGACCCAGAGTTTATTGCTGCCGCTTGCGCGGAAGGCGGCTATCGAAAAGCGCGCGAAGGCGGCGTTAGCCGGCGCCACCGCGGCGACCGACGACTGCTTCCACGTATTGTTCGATGCGCTATCGACCAGATTGCCCTGCGATTCCGAGATGAACTCGTCGGAAGCGTCATACCAGAGCACTTCCACGCGAGCGCCGGCCTGCCCCGCCGACGAAGCGCCTTGCTGCACTTGAGCCGTCGCATTGATCGTCTGCCCGGCCACCACTGCGGTCGCATTGTTGTTGACCGCGCGTGCTTCGCCCGTCGTATCCCACTGCAGCGACCACGTTCCTTGAAAGTGCGTATTGGTGCCGAACTGCCCGATGGAGAAGCCCGCCGCAAGAGTCCAACCGGTGTTGCCGGACTCGAAATCGCCGTTCGTGATCTGATCGGGCTGCGGCGCGGGCGTTGACGCCGGCTGCACCAGTGCGCCCGGTGCGTAGATAGTGCCTGCTTGCCAAACTGGAGTCGTCATCGGTTAATTCCATACCGAGTGCGAATGTTCGGCGCTGGCAGCGATGCGATATCCGGCGGCTCGGTAACAGAAGACGGCACGCTCGTCGAGCCATCGGCATCCTCGTTGATTCGCGCACCGTCGGTTGTCGGCCACACGGGCTCCGTGCTGCCCGAGCGCGGATTGTCGCCTTGCGTGTCGACGACGGTATAGAGGAAATCGTTGTAGACAGTCGGCTCGACGATATCGCCGACTGCGCGCTGTACGTCAGCGGCCCAGGCGGTGTTCGCCGGCAGCAGCCGCGATGCCTGGTACGCGAAGCCGTTGGCCGTGCTCGGCACCACGATGTCGCCGAACTTGTACGCGGTATCCGCTTCCCACTCGTCCCCGTCTTGCAGCCAGAAGTGCCACGTATCGCCGTTTTCGAAAGTGGCGACCACGTACGGAAAGCCCATGAACGGCGCAGCGAAGTTGATCTCCGAGAGCGCGATCGGATCATCCGGCGTCGCATCGGGGTGCGTGATGACGTGCAGCGTAATGCCAGTCGGAACGTCGACAAAGCGATCGGAGAAGACGTGGAGCGTGCCTTCGAACGCCATCAAGCCCTTCGTCTCGCCCTCTTCTGCGGTGTTCACCGGAAGGTTGTACACACGGACAGTGCCGGGCCGCACGACAACCGTCTTCGACTTCGAGACGTAGCCGTTCACCAGGTCGTACAACGAATCTTGAAGCGCGCCGCCCTTGGTGCGCTGGCGATTGATGCCGCCTTTGATAGTTGTTAGGGCAACACTGCGGTCCGCCACGTTACACCGGCGGGTTGAAGTCGACCATCACGGGCTCAACCGCTGGCGGCAACTGATACGTGTTCGGCACGTAGCGGCGCGTCAGGTGATTGCCAGCAATGACGTCACCGAGCATTTCGCGGGCCGAATCGCTCACGCGCTGCGCATCGCGCTGCCCGTAGTGCGCCTTCGCATCCGCGAGCGCCCAGCCGAAAACGAGATCAGAATTGATCGTGGTCTTGTCGGTGTTCGCGACGAACGGCTCGAGCCCCATCTGGCCCTTGATCCATAGCTTGTAGGCGGCGTTCGGCACCGGGAAGACTTCTATGCACGAGCGGATCTCGTACAGCGTCGGGAGGCCCTGCTGCGCGGAGGTCGTGTAGAACGAGGGGTCGATGCCGCAGCGCATCGGCATCCACATGTTGTTGAGGTCTTCGAGTCCGACCCACGATATGCGGTAGCCCTTGTCGTTCAGGTGCTTGCCGCAGTCGATATCACTGAAATCCGTGTCGCCGTCGTTGTCGCGAATACCGTAGTAGCTGATGCCGGGCACCATCGTCCAGCGGTAGAGCCGCTCAGTGCGAAGGACTGGGTTCTTGAGATAGAGCTGCTCCTGCGCATCGCGCAGGAAGTCATCGAGCAGCTGAGCCATCCCCGGCGGCGGGTTGTCGGCTGATGCCGAGTAGCCGAGCCGGATCATCATGCGACGACGCAGCTGCGCCAACGTCTGGTTGTCGTTGCTGTCGATGCAATCGCAGTTGAAATCAGCTTGACTCACCGCAGGCTCCTCTGGCTAGAAAACGCCCGCGCCAGCCCGAGAGCTGGACGCGGGCGAAGTGTTCACCCACCCACGGATGAAAGCTGTTCGTCTCCGAGCCCGGTCAGATCGCCTTCCGGCGCGTCCGTGACCGCGGCGTTGATCGCCTGCTGCAGTTTCTGCACGCCGAGCTCGCCATACACCATGTGGGTGTACGGAGTGCCCGGTGAGCCATCCTCACCCTTCGAACGCTTGTAGCGGTCGTTCAGGCGCGTGAACTCATCGTGCGCTTCCGGCGGCTCGCGGTTGACGAGCTTCTCGCCGACCACGCTGACGGAATCCTCACCATGCACCACTTTCAGAATCGGCACTTCCCATTCCGGAAAGCTGTTGCGGATCGTGGCGCCCTCGTTGCGGCGGATATCGACAAAAACGTGACGAATCATACTTGTACTCCTTGGGTGGGATCATCGAATCCGAGCGGCGCCTTGCGACGCCGCCCGGAGTTGTTGCTCTAGTTCTGGGTCAGCTGCAGCTGGCCCGAGCCACCTTCCAGAGCCGCATAGCGGCCCGAGACGATGACGTTCTCCAGCACGCCGCCGGCCGGAATGACCGCCGCAACGCCGGCCGCAGTGTGGCCGGTGCTGAAGGGGCCAGTCGACGCATCGCCGAACTGAAGGGTGGCCGCCGAAGCGCCCGGATTGGAAACCAGCACCGGAGAGCCGTTCACGAACGGAAGGGTCGTGCCCAGATCGGTGACGGTGACACCAGTGACATATTTACCGCGCATATTCGTATCCTCGAAAAAGTTCAGTGGTCCGAAGAGCGCCGCGATCGACGCTCCTCGGAGGCTACTACGCCAGGGCCAGAACGGCGTGCGCGTTGCGCTTGCCGGTCGTCAAGGCCGCTTTCGCGGTCAGAGCCCAGTAGTGCACATAGCGGTCGTACACTCGCGGGGGCCGACGCGAGATCATCCAGTGGCCCTTGATGGGGCGCAGCTTGATGAAGCGCGTGTTCAGGAAGTAGCAGCGCGACGCCCAGCTGATCGTCGGGGTGTCCAGCGTGTCGAGCGTGTCGAACACCGGATCCCAGATGATATCGACGCCCTTGAAGTACAACCCGGTGTTGATGCCGTTGCCGACACTTCCATCGAGGGTCGTGCCCTTCTTGTTGCCGTCGGAGCTGCCGACGATGACCTGACGCTGGATCGCGCCGCCCGGCGAGCCGACCGCATCACGGTAGGCGTCGATGAACTCGGTGCCCGCCAGAATGAAGTCCGGCGGCATGCCGCCGTAGCGGATGCACGCGCGCCACGCGCGCTCCATCGCATCGAGCACGCCTTCGGAGCTGTCTTCCACGCCGAGGTCGGCGTAATTCTGCCACCAGGCGTTGCTCGCGGCGATCGTGCCGACCGTGCCGGCCGTCGGATGCAGCGAAACGAGCGCGTCGAGGCCCGGAATGTCCAGGTTCGACTGCGAGCCGTCGCGATGCAGCATGAGATCGAAGTTCTCGTCGAAGCCGAGCTTCAGCGTCTCGAGATTCTCTTCGAGCAGGTTCGTGAGCTGAACCTTCTCGTTGTCGGTCGGCGATTCGCCGCGCTCGTCCGTCAGGACGACGCCGTTCTGCGCCATTTCGTCTTCGTCGAGGCCGAAACCGTCGTGCCACGCACCCCACAGGTATTTCGCCTGGGTGATCGTGCGCTTGCGGTTGTACGTGACCTGGGACGAGCCGAAGTACGCCTGGAAATTGGAATCGTTCGAGAAGCGGAGCTGCTCGACGACGTACTGAAGGCCGCCGGTCCATTCCTTCTTGCCCTCACCCATCTTTTTCAAGAAGGGGTGCGCAATGTTGATCTGGTCCGTCGGGTCGTTTTTCAGGAAGAAATCCAACGCGAGCTTGCCCGCGTAGGAAACCTGTTCTGCTGTGAAGGGCATTGATGAAATTCCTCAAGTGGTTAATGAAAACCGCCTCTGAGGGGCATGAAGCCTCAATCAATGCTACCGGGCGCGATTCCGGCAATCAGCTTGGCGAACGGTGCAAATCTTGCACGTCGCTTTGGCTATGTCAACACCAGTTTGCGCAGCCCCGATCCAATCTTCTCGAATTCGTACTGGGACAGGGCGAGTTTCTGCCCGACGCGCGTGTAATCATCGTTCGTCATTCGAAACGCATCGGTGACTTCACAGAGCACTTCGCGGGTGTCGTCCTCGAGCCGGCGCCGATACGCCACTGGGCGGCTCGGCTTGAGCACTTCTGCTGGGTCGTAGGTCTTAAACCACTCGGTAAGCGCGCCGGACATAGGCCGAATGTGCGCGCCCGCACAAAACGCCTTGAGCGGACTCACGCGCTCGCGCGAGCGCCGCTTCATCGCAGATTTCAGCACGCGGTGCTTCTGCGGCTTGGCGCCCTTGTCGTGGAAGTAGATTCGGCCGCCGTTCCACATGTCGATCCCTGTCACGATTACTTGGCTGGCGCCGAGCAGCGCCGCGAGCGCGATTGCCTGCATGCCGGTGTTGCCGGCCATCGTCCAGTCAGGCAGGCGGTAATCGGCCCAGGTGTGGCGGTTGACGATCGGCACGCCGTACGGCCGGAGAATCTTCTCCATCGGCTCCTTCAGCAAGCAGTGACGTTTGTCGACGTTCGTGACGAGATCGACTTTGAACTTGTCCTGCTTGAAACCGTGCTCGTTGGCGCTGATGACGCACGCGGGCTCGATGTCGAGCGCCGGCAGATCGCGGAGCACCGACGGGCCGCCGCCGATCACGAGAATCGGCTTGCCTTCCCAGCAATGCAGAAGTTCAGTTACGAGCCTTTGCATTGTTTCGGCCCGAAGCCGCGGCGCCATCGCAGGCCGTGAGCTCGCGCGGACGCGTGAAGCGCAACGCGCGGGGCGATGCGCGACCACTCGAGCAACC